GATTCTCTTCGTAGGGCTTTCCCGTTGTCTGACGCGGATCGTCAGGCATATTTCGGCCAAAGCTACCCGTCTCTCTATGGGCACAAACGCTAAAATCCTCAACACCTCGAGCAATATGCGCATCAAGCGCTCTCAAGCCCTGCGCCGCGTAGAGCAGTGCATCTCGACATGGGTAGACAGCTTCACGATCCACGATCTCAGTCTTGCCGAACGGGTACATGCCCGCTCAGAGAAAGCACGGCTAGAAGAGGCCTTAGCCTTCGCCGAACTCCCCGGCTTAAAGTTCCAACCCCCAGCCTACGCCCAAGAGTCAACCCGCAGAGAATACGCTCTAGCGGCAGAAGCGAACAAGTTTGTAGTGGAGTGCTTACCGTAATGCCGGGTGGAAGACCAGTTGAACCCGTTCCTCAGGACAAAGCAGAAGCAATCATTGAGTGGATCTCTTCGGGGAAGACGCTCAGAGACTTTTGCCGTCAAGATGGAGCACCAGCGTTTCGCACGGTTTACGACTGGCTTGACAAAGACAGAGAGTTTTCCGCACGTTTCGCACGCGCGCGCGAGGCCGGCGAAGACGTAATCGCCCAAGAATGCCTCGAGATCGCAGACGACGGCACAAACGATTACATGACCATCACGAAGGGCGACGAGACGTATAACGTTGAAGATCGGGAAGTTACCAGCCGATCTAAGCTGCGCGTTGAGACCCGCCTAAAGCTGCTGGCCAAATGGAATCCCAAAAAGTACGGGGAAAAGGTAGCCCTCGATGTGGCCGTCAACGATTCACTCGCGAATCGCCTGAACAATGCCCGCAAGCGCAAGCCTTGAAGAATCGCTGATTGAAGACATCGCCGGGTTTGAGCATGATCCGCTTGGCTTTGTCGAATACGCCTATCCCTGGGCCGAACCAGGTGACCTCGCAGACTTTGAGCGGGATAGGGAATGGCAAATCGACCTGCTGCGCGTTATTGGGCAGCACTTAAGTAATCCCGAAACGCGCTATGTGCCGTTGCTGATATCTGTAGCTTCGGGCCACGGTATTGGAAAATCAGCGCTTATCGGCCAAATCATCGGCTGGGGAATGTCTACTTGCGATGATTGCCGTGTCCAGGTAAGCGCAAACACTGGCGATCAGCTCACGACAAAGACGATACCCGAAGTTTCCAAGTGGTTTCGGCTGCTCATCAACGCCCACTGGTGGAACGTCGAGACGGAATCAATCAAGTCTCGCGATCCGCAGCACAGCAAGACTTGGCGTTGCGACTACGAAACATGGTCTTTGCTGCGCACAGAAGCAATTGCCGGCCTCCACAACAAAGGCAAGCGCATCATCAGGGTCTTTGACGAGGCCTCGGCCATCCCCGATAAGATTTGGGAGGCCGCAGAAGGATTCCTCACCGACGAAGACACAGAAATCATTTGGCTTGTCTTCGGCAACCCTACGCAGAATTCTGGCCGGTTTCGAGAGTGCTTTGGCAAGAACAAGCATCGTTGGATTACGCGGCAGATTGATAGCCGCACAGTTGAGGGCACAAACAAAGCCCAACTTGAGCGCTGGGTGAACGATTACGGCGAAGACTCAGACTTTGTGCGGGTTCGTGTTCGCGGCGAGTTCCCGCGCGCCGGCACATCGCAGTTCATCCCGCAAGACCTAGTGGCCGAAGCCCGCAAACGCAGTGTTGAGCCAAGCGGCTGGGGCGTATTGAGTGTTGATGTAGCTAGATTCGGCTCAAACCAGACCGTCATCCTATGGCGTGAAGGCGGCAGGGCACGAGTTCTTGAGCGCGGCCGCGGCTGGGATACGCAACAAACAGCGATGCGTGTTGAGCATCACATTATCGAGCGCAACCCGCGGGCCTGCATTGTGGACGGCGACGGTATTGGCGGTGCCGTAGCCGATAAGATACGCACCGATCTGCCCAAGCCAAACACGCAGCAAAAGGATTGGCCCGACACACAGATTACGCAGTGGTTCAAGACGCATCGCAACTTCACCCTGCAAGAGTTTCACGGCGCAGCCCCACCCTTTGATCCATTCATGTACCGCAACAAGCGGGCCGAGTGCTGGGGAGCAGCAAAGAAGTGGCTTGAGACGGGCGACATTCCCGATGAAGCTGAGTTTGAGACTGATCTAACCGGCGTAGAGTATTTCTACACCGACAAGTTCACGATTCAGCTTGAGCGCAAAGAAGATATGGAAGCGCGCGGCTTAGCTTCGCCCGATAATGGAGATGCGCTGGCAATGAGCTTCGCGGCGTTCCCGATCGCGGAGACGAAAGACGAGAAGCTGCTCAAAGAACAAGCGGCCATCAAAGATCCAATGGCCCTACACTTCGCCAAGCTGGCCGAAACAGAGCGGCGCATCAAGCAGAAGCAACCCAAAAATTGGTGGGACTAGGAGACAGCAGGATGACAGCACCGAAGCGGCTGCGCACATGGCTAGGCATTGAGGATTTGAGAGCTTCTTCTGCAGCCTCCGTGCGCTCCGTCGCCGAATATGCCAAATCACTTGAAGCGCTCATCGAGGCCCAAGGTAAAGAGATCGCAGCCCTCAAGTATCAGCGCCTACAGCGCGAAGCCAAACAGCAGCAAGCATTTGTCCCAGCCGATTGGGAAACAGTTCAGGCGCATTACGCCTCAGACGACAAGAACTACAAGGAGAGTTAAGACATGGCAACATCGGGCTATAACGCACACTTCAGCAAGGGTTATCTTGGCGGCGGCAAGGGTGAGCCTGATGCCAAAGGCCCAGAGAAAGAAATTCCACACGAATCCGAACCCAACGAAGACGCAGATGGCCAGATCCAGGAGCACTTGCAGAAGATACATGCTTCCACGGGTCACGGCCATTCGCACATTCAGCATCACGGCGATGGTTCACACACTGCGCATCACATCTCCGCGGAAGGCCAGATAAGCGGCCCTGAAGACCACGGCGATTGCCCTGGCGGACAGTGCGGCGAGGGAATGTAAGTGGGATCGCCCGTCTTTAGTCGGCTCGCACGTTGGCCACAGCAAGCCCTCGATACTATCGCTGCGCCGGCGACGGCACTTGAGGGCAGATTCCCAGAGATAGCCAGCATGTTGGGCATTCATCCCCAAGAGCAGCCAGCGCCGCAAGCCGACCCGAACATGGTGCGCGCGGCCAATCAGAGCTTTGTGGACGCCATGAACAGGCAGAAAGCACAACCTAAACCTATGCGCAGATCGGCGCCCATACAGGAGGGTCAATGAGAGCATTTGATCAAGCACTTCTGATCACCAGCAAGTTTCAGGTTTGGCTACACATTGTGGCCGATCTTGGGTTGTGGTCGCCCACGTACATCGCAAACGCCGATCCCGACAACGTGATCAAGTATCACAATGGGGGTCGCCGCGAGAATAAGCGTGAACCGCGCGAAATGAAGCCAATTGAGAACGGATTCGTGGATTTCCGTGGGCGAGCTTATGCGCAGGCGAAACACGGCTACTTGGTGAGGGTCGCCAATGCAGCACAAGGTTGATCTCGGCCATAAAGGCTCATTCTCTGTTAAAGAGGGCAGCCTGCATTCTATGCTGCATATTCCGCAGGGCCAGAAGATCGGTCAGGCGCGCATGAAGGCAGCCAGTCACAGCAGCAACCCCACGCTGCGGCGCAAAGCAATTAGCGGGCTCGGGTTGAGCCATATGCACCATGGCAGCTAGTAAACCCCGTATCAGCAAGGCGATGAGTGGTTGGGTGGTTTGGTTCCCAACACGCAGGCCCTCGCTTTCGACCACACGAACCTTTTTCGAAGCTTGCCGCGAGGCTTGCATTTGGATGCACACAACCCAAAATGGCTGAGACATTGACAGGCGCAGACCGCGAAGACCTCGTAGAGTCCGAAGGCGATGCCGAGGGCCAACAAGCTCGTTTTACGCCCATCGACTTCACGCAGTACGACTTTATCCCCGGCGCAAAAGCTCCCTGGCGGTGCTCGCCGAACGATGCTTATGGCCCAGACGAGTTGGGCGAATTCAAGGGCTGCATTGACGAGCTAATCGCAGGCGTCGAGCGCGCAGACGCCGCGGCACGCATCTGGGAGGTATTGCAGGCATGGGAGCAGAGACTCTTCCGGCGCAACTACCACTTCCTGAACGTTGGGTGGAAGGGCTGGGGTATGTTCGGTGGCTCATCCGGCACGACCGGAGCCAGCATCCTGCAAACGCAGAATTCGATGAAGCTGTTCAGTTGCAACGTGTTCGGCGCCCGCCACAAGAAAATTACTGCATTATTGTCACGCGAAGTGCCGCCCGTCCAAGTCGTGCCTGAAGACGATGAAGACACGATGGACCAGCAGGCATCACAAGAGGCGACGCCTTATCTAAAGGCTTTCCGCGAACAGTCCAAGATGAAGCGCCGCATGAGTGAAGCGGCCAGCTATCTCTACACGGATGGCGCTGGAGTGTTTCTTACTTACACTGTGGCCGACGCCACATTTGGGCAGGAGCAGGACGAAAACGGGGAATTCCAGCCAGCGCGCCGCGAAGAAGTTGAAGTCTTCGGCAAGCTCGAACGCAAAGTGCCGATGATGGCCGATACCTTCGAGGAATGCGGCTGGATCAGGCTTTCAAGGGAACGCAACCGCGACCAGTTGCGCGCACGGTATCCGTGGGTGCGTGATCGCATTTCGGGCGGGGCCAACAAAGATGCCATGGGTCAGCTTGACCGCATGGCGCGGGCTAATGTGCGGCTTGCAGTGCAGGCAAGCTCAACAAGCGGAGAGGCTTATGCCTCCGACACGACAGAATCTGTATTTTTCTTCAGGCCCTATCAGTACGAGGCTATCGCCGACAAAGACCAGCGGCAGACGCTTTACGATGAATTTCCATCCGGTCTCGAGGTCTGGACTGCTGGGGGTGAAATCGCACTTGTTCGCGAAGGTTCGTTCAATGATCACGTGTCAGGTTGCCATGCTACACCCGGAGACGGCCAAAACCGGGAGTCTATTGGTACCAACTACCTTCCGATCCAGAAAGTTCTAAACGCCAGCATCTCTCTCTATGACCGCTACTTCCGTGGCGCTGTGCCGCGCAGATATGCGATGGAGCCGGTTATTGACGTAGAGGCGGCGAATCAGCAATCGAACGACCCAGCCAAGTTCACACCCGTAGACGGCGAATGGCTGGTGCAGCATAATCTCACAATCGCCGGCGTGACGGGTATAGAGACTGTTCCGCAGCCGAACGATGCCATCCTACAATATATTCAATGGCTTATATCGGGCGCGCCGGAAGCGATGGATGGCGGCTCGCCCGCAGTTTTCGGCATCGAAGCCGATGCGGAGTCTAAGGGCACATTCGGCGAAGCGCGCCTCGACCGCGACCAGGCGCTACAGGTTTTCTCCT